TGTCAGGCAGAAGGTTTTGAATTTGATGGCTCATCAGGTTCTATACCTAGACCTACTTTTACTATTAGTAATATTTTAGGAACTATTACTGCCTTGTTCGCAACTGTAAATGCTGTCACTGCTAATAATGATCTTAATGGTGCAAAATTTACAAGGATTAGAACTCTTGCAAGATATTTAGACGCTGCAAATTTTACAGGTGGTACAAATCCATTTGGTACACCTGATACAACACAGGAGTTACCACAGGAAATATATTTTATAGATAGAAAAGTATTAGAGAATAGAGAAGTTGTGCAATTTGAATTAGCATCAGAACTTGATTTAATTAATTTACAACTACCTAAAAGAGTAGTTACAAGAGATCTTTTTCCTGGTGTTGGGACTTTTATAAATCAATGAACTGGAAAATTTCTGCATATAAACACGCATTAAAAGAACTTCCTAGAGAATCATGTGGACTACTTGTAAAATATTTAAATAAAGATAAGTATATTCCTTGTAAAAATCTAGCCTTACATAATGATTTGCAGTTTTTATTAGATCCTTTTGATTGGGCTGAAACTGAAGATAAATATGGCAGAATCTATGCTGTTATACATTCTCATCCGATTGGTACTGAGCATCCTAGTGAAGCAGATATTATAAGTTGTAAACGATCTAATAGAACTTGGTATATCATTGGAATTTTAACTAAAAATTGGTTTAAAATAGAACCATCAGATATAAAAAATATTTAATAAAGATATGCTTAAAACAGTAAAATTATATGGGGATCTAGCAGACTTTGTAGGATGGAAAGAACAGAAGGCAGAAGTAAGAAATACAAAAGAAGTTATGAAGTTTTTATTGTGTAATCATCCAGAATTAGAGAAATATATGATGAATAAATATTATCGAATAGATATGGGAGAATATAATGCAACTAAAGATGATTTATTTAATCCTATTGATAAAGAGATAAAAATAATACCTGTTGTTGAAGGTAAAATATTTGGTCTGATTGGAGGTTTATTATTATCAGGTTTTGCAACTGAATTAGGTGTTGCTTTAGGTTTAAAAGGTATTGGATTAACACTATTCGCTGGTGCAGCTACAGCACTTGGGACACAAATGGCAGTAAATAGTATAAATAATTATTTAACACCAAAGCCAAAACCTATGTCATCTTTAGAACCAGAAGACGCTACTGTTAACTTTGCCTTTAGTGGGGTCACAAACGTTAGTCGTGCTGGTGTTGCACTGCCTCTTGTATTCGGAGAGATTTTTGTTGGAAGTATAAACGTATCAAATGGAATTGATACAGACCAGATTGAGGTTTCTGTTTAATGACAAATTCTCTACCTGATGATTTGTTTGATGATTTTGCTGATGTATTTACACAGCATTATTTTGGAGAAATTACAGACAAACAGTTAGATGGTTTTTTAAGAGTCGATGGTATAAGCGGTTTAGGTAATGATATTAAATTTGATGCAGCAGGTAAATTAGTTGAAATAGATGGTGTTATTGTTGAAACTGCGTCATACAGTCAAACGGGAACTACTGCAACAATTACACAAGCTGGCGATCAAGATATAGCTGTTGGTGATGTTCTAAATTTAATTTTTAATGTTGGTGCAGTACTTGAAGTAAGAGAAGAATTAGCAGTAGCTTCTATTATTTCTGGCACTTCTTTTACAGTTACAAGAGCATCATCAGAAAGTGTCACAGCAGAAGTGGTTAGCTTTTACAAAGAAGATGTTCCTAAAACTGCTACATATACTCAATCAGGAAATACTATTACCATTACTCACAGTGGAGCAGAAACATTAACTGTAGGCGATACTATTGATTTAAATATTTCTTCTGGTTCTGCTACAACAGAAAATGTTGTTGTTACCTCTGTAATATCTGCAACAGAATTTAAAGTCGAAAGCAGTACATCGGTTTCTACATCAGGTAATGCTACATTTACAAAGCAGAATAGAGAAGCCATATTAAGAGGTGATGTCGATGGTATTAGCACCACAACAGATTCGATATTATCTAGTAAACAATCTAACGATATTATAGATGTATTATCAGAAGGACAGATAGCTGGTTTTAAATCACCATTAGAAGCAGGCTTGACGCAAGGTACAAATAAATATGACATTGCATCATTAAAAGATGTATTCCTTAATGGAACTCAAGTGCTTAAAAAATCAGCAGATATAAATAACCTTACTGAAGGAGATTTTAATTTTATAAGAGAAGATATAAGTTTTGAGTCAAGATTTGGAACATCTAATCAAACCGCATTAAATACTATTAATGAAATAGAATCTGAGACTGGTGTAGGTGTTGACGTGACAAAATCAACTCCTGTTTCAAGATCTATTTCAAGTCAAATAGATAAATTAAGAATTACTATTGCTTTTCCAACATTACAAGAATTTGATACAGAAACAGGTGAAACAAACGGAACGCAGGTTAATTTATCCATAAAAATTACAGAGAATAATGGCACAGAGCATAGAGTGATAAAAGGGACAAAAGGTGCTGTAGTTGGTAAAACGAATACACAGTATTTTAGAGATTATATTATTACAGGTCTATCAAATCTCAACTATCCAATAACTGCTACTGTTACAAGAGTAACAAATGATTCAACTACTGCTAATTTACAAAATAAATTTAGTTGGTCATCATTCACGGAGATAACAGCAGAACAGAGAGCATACCCTGATGTTGCTCATGTTGGATTACGTTTTAATGCTGAATCTTTTAGATCAATACCGACAAGAACATACAGAATAAGAGGAATAAAGGTCAAAATTCCGCACAATGCAACTGTAAGATCTGATGGCAGTTTATCTTTTAGTGGTAGTTTTAATGGTACGTTAAAAACAGATAAGGAATTTACAAACGATCCAGCTTGGGTTTTGTATGATGTTCTCACAAACACGCGGTATGGTGCGTCAATACCTGAATCAAATATAGATAAATTTGCTTTTTATTCTGTTTCAGAATATAACTCAGAACAAATAGATGATGGATCTGGAACAGGTACAACCGAGGCTAGATTTAGTTGTAATGTAAATATAAATAACCAGATGGATGCATTTCAATTAATACAAAACATTTGTTCAGTGATGCGAGTACAGGCATTTTATGAAGCAGGTAGTATTACGATTTCTCAGGATAGACCCTCAAACCCTGTCTATACCTTTAATGTTTCCAATGTATTGGAGGGTGGATTCTCATATAGCAATCAAAGTCAGAAATCAAAATTTACAAGAATAAATGTAGGTTTCTTTGATATGACAAATCAATCTATTGACTATGAAACTGTAGATGACACTACAGCACAATCAAAATATGGAATAAAAACACAAACTATTAAAGCTTTTGGAACAACTTCAAGAGGTCAAGCTTCAAGAATGGCGAAATGGCTATTGTTCAACCAAAATAATTCTTCTGAAATAGTTAATTTCAGTATTACGGCTGAAGCTGGAGTTTTAGTTAGACCAAATCAAGTTATTTCAATAGCTGATGAAGTTAAGCAAGGAGTCAGAAGAGGAGGAAGAATTAAGACAGGTATTAGTACAACTCAGATAGAGGTTGATGATACAGCATCTACTGATCTAGTCACTACAAATACTGCAAAACTATCAGTGATTTTATCTAATGGAACGCTTGAGACAAAAGAGATTAGCGATATATCAGGTGCTACTGTTACTGTCTCTTCTGCCTTCTCATCCGTACCACAAGCTAATAGTGTTTGGGTTATAGAAAATACAACATTAGAACCAACAACATGGAGAGTTGTAAATGTACAGGAACAGGAGAATCTTACATTTAGTATCACAGCAGCATCACATAACAGTGGTAAATATGCTTTTGTTGAAGATGGCACTGCCTTGCCAACAAAAAGATTTAGTTTAATTACTAAAAAATTAGCTGCTCCACAAAATTTAACTGCTACTGAATCAATAGTTGTTATCAATAACAAGGCAGTTGCAAGATTATCTATTTCATACGCTGCTGTAAAAGGTGCAATAGGTTATTATTTACAATACAAATTTAAAAATGGTAATTTTATAAATCAGCAAGTTAAAGGTACCGATTTTGATATAGACAACATTAGTGGCGGAAAGTTTGTAATAAGAGTTTTTTCTATAAATACACTTAATAAATTAAGTGAAAGGGCAAACGAAATTACTTTTAATGCCATCGGGAAAACAGCTTTACCTGATGATGTTCAGAATGTACAAATAGAACCCTTGTCAGATCAGTTTGTAAGACTACGTTTTGATAAATCTACTGATATTGATGTTATACATGGTGGAAACGTGGTTATTCGTAGCTCAAACTTAACAACAGGTGCAACTTTTACAAATGCTGTTGACGTAGTGCCAGAACTTCCTGGAAATATCAGCGAGTCTATTGTACCTAACATTGTTAATGGAACTTACCTTCTTGCTTTTAAAGATGATGGCGGGAGACTTAGTGCAAATCCAGCGTCAATTAAAAATATTAATAGTAAACCTGATATTTTTCCAAAGCTTACTATTCTTGAAGATAGGGAAGATTTAGACAGTCCACCTTTTCAAGGTGTAAGAGATGATTGTTTCTTTTCTGATGAAGTTAATGGTTTAGTTTTAGGTTCTACTGTTTTACTTGATGATATTTCTAATTTTGATGCAATAGCTGATTTTGACTTTATAGGTGATGTTGATTTTTTAACAGGTGGTCAATATTTCTTTGCGAATACTCTTGATCTTGGAGGAAAACAACCTTTGAAACTACGTAGACATTTTGTTACACAAGGGTTTTATCCTAATGACTTGTTTGATACTAGAACTGCAAATGTTGATACCTGGACGGATTTCGACGGGGCAACCGCCTTCAATGTAAACGCCACTCTATCAGTTGCTAAAACTGATTCTGATCCTGATTTGTCAGTATCGGCCACATATACAATTAATGATGGTTCTGGCGGCGCAGGCACAACAATTACAATTACAAAGTCATCACATGGTTATAGTGTTGGGAGTCTTGTCACTTTAGATTTCACATCTGGAACTGGTGTTGACGGTGATTATTTAATAGCCTCTGTTCCCAATGCAAATACTTTTATTTTAAATTCTGCAACCTCATTAAATACAAGTGGAAATTGTACATATTCAGCAGAGTTTGAACCATACCAAAAGTTTGTTAATGGTACATATATTGGAAGAGGATTTAAATTTAAATGCGATTTATTATCGACTGACCCCGCACAATCAATTGAAATAGATCAACTAGGGTATTTTGCGGAATTGGATAGTAGAACAGAAACAAGTCTTGGAAATGCAGCCGCATCAAGTGGTGGATTTATCGCATCTGGAACGTCAACAAAATCTGTTACTTTTACAGATAGCTTTTTTACAGGACAGGGGGGTACTAGTGTTGGAGTAAATTCTGTTTTACCTTCAATAGGAATAACAATAGAAAATGCTTCATCAGGTGATTTCTTCACGTTGTCAAACATCACTGGCACAGGTTTCGATATAGATATAAAAAATGGATCTAGTCATGTAAATAGAAACTTTAAATATGCAGCAACAGGTTTCGGACGGGGTTCTTAGTTTCGGTTACAATATGGTTACGTATGGATATTAGTTAAATGGCACAGCACGATTATGTTATAGATAACTCCACAGGAGCAAACGTCAGGGCAGACATCAATAGCGTTTTACAGGCGATAGCAAGCAATAATTCTGGATCATCCGCACCCTCAACAACATACGCACTTCAAAGTTTTGCAAATACAACAGATTCAATGTTGCAGCTCAGAAATGCCGCGAATAACGGTTTTGTAAATTTAAGAAAATTTGA